TCAGAGGTACATGTGCTGTCGCACGTAGGTTTCGACCTCGGCGTTTTCCTCCGGCGTGCCGATAGTCAGCAGCCACACGGCATTGTTCTTGCGCTGAACATTGCCCTTGCGAAGGCATTTGATGAGTCCTGCGGATTCGAGTTTTTTGGCGATCTTGCCTATGCGGTTGTAAGCCAGCTGCTCGCGCTTCGGATTGCGCGGCTCATTGCCGATCGCCACGAGCTCGTCCATTGACTGGGGAAGTGTCATACCCCAATCGATGGCGATTTTGAGCCATCCGGAAGCGTAGGTGCGCGGAAGCATGTGCTTTTCCTTGGCGGCTTTGTCCAGCGGCCAGTCAGCGGTGAGCCATGCCATGCGGCTGAGCAGGGCGTATTGAGCGAAGTCGAAGCTGCGTGCGCCCTTGTGGGTGACGGTGAGTTTCCCTTGGCTTGCGAGTTCTTCGACTGCCAGCATGTTGCGGTATCCCATTTCACGGTCCATTTCCGACCTCCAAGCCATGCGTTACAATGGTTTCGGAAGTCTTTGAGTGAGGCTTCATGTTTTACCTCCGTGGTGCCGTTAACACTGCGGAGGTTTTTTGTTCTGAAACACATTATACGCTAACTTGCAAACATGCGTGTATGGCATGTTGTAAACAAGGGTGCATATTAACCTTGCAAGTGGAAAATACTAACTTGCAAACATGAAATATACATATATGCATATGTAACATTATTTTCATTCTTTCATACAGCGCCAATGCGCTGAAATGGAAGAATCGGCACGTCCAATCCCCATCTGCAGTAGCTTGAAGCAAGGAGAAAGAAGGGGAAAAATGAAGAAACTGATTTACCTCGTGCTATCCGTGCTGTGCGCAATCTCCGGTATCTACGGCATATACGACACCATCACCACGCCGAAGTACGATCTGGCCACAAGCATCATGACGGTTCTGCTCCTCGCATTCCTCGCATGGTTCTTCTGGCATCTCTTCCTCAAGCCTGAGCCACGCCATAAGCATCAAGCGACGAATGCGCCTGAATCATCGCCGGAAGCCACCTCAGACACTCCAACAGTGGAAACGGCACCAATCACTCATGCCGACACGAATGATGGCGTGGAGGACGATTACGTGGCCATCGACATCGAGACCACGGGATTGGGCAGAAGCGCTCGAATCATCGAGCTAGGAGCAGCGAGAATCAGGCACGGACGCAAAGTCGCGTCATACAGCCAGCTCGTCAATCCCCAGATTCCGATACCGGCCAAGGTCACGCAGATCACCGGCATCACCGACCGGAACGTCAAAGGCAAACCCACCATCGACAAAGCGCTACCCAAGTTCTACGCTTTCTGCGGGCGTGACACGTGGATAGGGCACAATATTCGCCGCTTCGACCTGCCGGTGATCGCCAGGGAAGCGCAGAGGGTCGGTGCCGGAATGCCGGACGTGAGCTTTTATGACACGATGGAATTATCCCAGGCATTGCTGCCGCAGCTCGACCATCATCGCGTGGTGGACCTCATTCGATATTTCGGCATCGCCAAGACCGAGCGGCATCGCGCCGCCGATGATGCGGCACAGACGGCGCAAATCTTCGAATGCCTGAAGCGGATATAAGCCTTTATAAAGACTTATAAAGGCTTATAAGGCAATATAAAAGCCCCACAATCGTGGGGCTTCATGCTATCAGAGGCTGTTCACGGCATTGTAGAATTCCTGCGCGTCCTCGGCCTTCTTGAATTTCAGGGGCAGTGAGCGCAACGCACTGTATTTCCATGTGACGGTGCGCTTCTTGAGCGTCACCCCTTGCAGGTCGCTCACCTTGTAGGCTTCGGTCTTCTTGTACCGGTGCAGGTACGTGGTACCCATGTCCAATTCCAGCCGATTCGCATACAGGCGGATGGCCAGAAACAGCGGGTCATCAAGCCTATCGCACTCATAGATCGCGTCCGGTGCTGGCTGTGGTCTCTTCGCCATGATCATTCTCCTTTGCTTTCCATTGATTCTATGCTTCAGATGATGCTGACACGCTCGGCCATGACTCGGCGGAAGTCTCCGAGCACCTGCTGCGTGACCGCCAAGTCCTGGGCCATGTTCCACGAATTGCCTTCGTACATTTCTTTTTATAAACCGCTAGCTGATTTTCGCGTCGAGAAACGCATGATCGCCATCGACATAAGCGCTCTCGATCAACTCATGCGTATCGGCGTGAAGCAGATCATTGGACGGATACTCCTTCGTCATCTGACTTTGGATGTCCTGATCGGAAATCGACGGGTCAAGAATCTTCGCCATGGTGGGGAATGCGCTGTTGATCTCGTCATGCGGCCCATCGACGTAGACGCGGATCATGTCGTTCTTCCCGTATCCGAGCACTGCCCCGTAGACCAGCACGTCCACTGACGATTGGCCTAGTCTCCCGTGGAGAGCGTCTGCGGTGGAGAAGGCGCCGGTGCGATACTCCGTCCGATAATAGGGGCCGTTCGCATCACTCGGCGTGAATTTCTCGACGTCGGTTATCTGCGTCGAGGAGTTCGCGTTGAACTCGTCCACAAAGCTCTGTGCCGTCTTCTCGGCTGTCTGTTGTTGTGGCTTTGCCTGCTGTGCGCTGGCGTCCGGCGTCTTGGCCGTCGTGGGATCCGGCTCCTGCTGGCTTCCGCAGCCACAGGCCGTCGCCAGGAGAAGCGTCGCCGCTGTGATGGCAATGATTTTCTTACGCATTGATGAAAAACCTTTCTTTGATTCTAGACGTGTTGAGCATGGCTCGGTAGTCCGTGAGCACCTGCGTGGTCACGTTCAGTTCATCGGCTATCGACCATAGGTCATCGTCGTACATGCGCTCCGCCAATGCTAGTTCTGCCGGGTCGATGAGCAGGCGTGCGGTCTGCCGTCTCGCCCGACGTTCCAGTTTCGAACTATTGTTCGAACAGCCGGTGTCGCCGTGCCGCCAGTGCAGCAGCTCATGCGTGAGCACGCATCTTTTCGCCGTGTAGGTGAGGCGCCTGTCAATGAGTATCACGCTGTTGGATGCGTCGTAGCAGCCCCATAGTCCGTCCGGCAGGATGGCGCTGGATACGGTGACGGGCAGGCCGATGATGGCGCGGCGCATGGCGCCGTATGTCATGCGCCGGTCGATCGGCAGGTCAGGCAGGCTCGTCGTAATCCGGCCCAGCCTCTCCATTGATGGCCTCCTGCTTGCCAGCGGCGTTATAGGCGGCAAGACCATAACCGCCTGCCTGCGCTTTCCTCTCGGCTGCTTCGACAGCATGGCGTTTGGAGTCCATCACGATGTCTCCGATGGATACGCCGGTCACTTCGCTGATGCGTTCCAGGTCACTCAGGTTGAGCGGGAGGCTGTAGTTTGCCCTCGTGTACCAGTAGACCTCGCCGAAGCCGCAGGCCTTGGCGAATTCCTTGATGGTCATGCCGCTTTGCTTTTGGAGCCTGACGCATTCGTCCATGACCTGCTTGGCGAAATGCGTGACCTCCTGTGCTTTTCTTCCCATGCTTCAAATTATAGCTAATTGCGTAGTCATATGTGCATAAATCGTGAAGACTACGTAATTACAAATACATGAAACTTCGTAATTACGTATATTAAAAACCGTCGAAAGGAAAAACGAGATGTTGAGCACCAAGAAGACCAAGACCCCCGACCACTACCCGTGCGGCCACATGCGCGGCCCCGGCTGGCACGACTGGCGCGCATGCCTCACCAAACAGGGAATCGAGGAGGATGAATGGCCGGTCTGACGGAAACAGCCACCAGAAACCTCAAAGCGGAACTCGCCAGACACGACAAGACACCAAAAGACCTAGCAAAAGCATGGGGCCTTGAAATCAGAGCCGTCAACAACAGGCTCAAAGGCCACACGCCACTCTCGACGGACGAAATCGAAAAAGCTGCGGCCATGCTCGACATGGAACCTGAAAACCTCGTCATGCTCCTCATCCAGCCAATCGACAGCATCAAACAATTCAAAGCCTGAAAACCACACTAAAGGAGCACTGATGTACATAAAGACCTACAACAAAGACCTGCGCAAGGCCTGCGTCGAAGCGATATTCAGCGAATTTGAGAATGAGGGCGACGCCATCCGTCCGGCCTATGCCGACGGGTGGGACGAAATCGAAGCAAGGCGTTCGCTCGGTCACATCGTCGGATGCATAGACCTCGACGTGCCCGATCTCGTGGACGTCATCATCGACACGATCGTCAAGGAAGCGCAGAAATGACCAGCCAACTACTCAACCCGCCGAAACCGCCGACACTCCACGAGACCGGATGCCTGCTGTTCGCATCAAGCGGCTTCTACATCCGCCTCCATGAGGACGGCAGCGCCAGCCTCGTGGACGGCATCCAAGACATCACCCTCGCGGACTTCACGTCAGCGGAAATCGAAGACATCGCCTACGGGCTCAACAACAAGGTGGGAAACACACGATGAGCTGGATGGACGACGGCGGATTCGATATGCAGGCCTTCACCGCCCAGGACGGCAGGCCGATGGCTCGAATGAGCTTCCGCACATCGACCGGCCAATACTACTTCAACTTCACCAAGACCGAAGTGCAGCGCGTCCGACGCGAATGCAATCGAATCCTCAAGGAACTGGAGGCAAGCAAATGACCAGCCATGACCACCACCGTGACAGCGGGCAGGCGGGGGACGCGAAACCGAACTACACGCTCCGCCGCGTCAAGACCCTGCTCGCCATCATCGCCTGCACCGCATCGGCGACACTGCTTTTCACTTGGCGGACGGCGGACTCACAGACCGCCACCGTCCTCGTCAGCATCATCTACATTCTGACCGTCCTATGGCTGACCGTGCGGTTCGCCCCACGAGAATAA